GTCCAATTTCAATAAAATGCAAGACACATCAACAGTGCGAGTATTATCCAGGATCCAACGACATACAGAAGATAATATCGGACAACCTGGAAAAGCGTACGCATGGGATAACGCCCAACATCTGTCTAATGCATCCAACTTAGATTTTCTCAAACCATGGTACTTCATAGGATGCACTCCAACAGAGGATAAAATTTTAAGGGGGTCTTTAACGACGAAAGCTGAACCGACTCCACAATAAATACTGCAGAATCCAGCGGTGCTATAATTTTCATGTCGCTCCCATTTAAGGATGACTGAGATTTTAGATGGTAAATCATCATCCATGCCAGTATTGGCACAAATACCATCATCTCCTTCGACCAAACCGACGAATTCTTCAATAAAGTCGATTAAGTCTGCACCATCCACTTGTGGATATTTTGATTTTAGGTAAAGATACATCATAATGATAAGGTTTAATAAGCCATTGGCGCTAGAAGTCCATAAAGCGCCGCTCATTAATCTTTGCAACACTAAAATGTCACATATCGGAAATTTGATTTTATTTTTACCAAGTACTAACGCTTTAATCATGAGCTTAAGATATCTGAAGCCAGTAATCTTCTCTAGAGTGTGTTCAAAAGCGAAAGCAATAATTTCAGCGAATTTATCTCTATGATGGGCCTCAAAACTCGTGAAATCAGTGGTTAAAACGGATCCTAAACCAAAACGTTTAAAGAGTTCATCAGGCCATGAACGCGGATTAGAGCCTTTGACAAAATACGGTAAAGAAAACCATTTCTTGTCTACGGCTTTGATGAGCCTACCAAGCAAGCATTTTGATAAATCAGTATAAGAATTAATACCTCTTGCTTGTTTAGGTTTCATGTACCCTTCAAACTTTAAGAAGCCTTCCACATCAGTAACATCTGAATCTATGCGTTTGATCTCTCGTAAAAGCTGAAGTAGATATCTCCTTCTCGGTCCGGGATAATTAGAATTATTTATCCAATCTTCGAAATCTTCGACTTCTAAATCAGTTATTTGGGGTAACTTCCTTTTGATGAATTTTTTAGCAAAACGGGTTATATCTGCAACAAAATGAGGGTCCCCAGGATCCATGAGTCGACCGAAACGATGTTGTGCGGCGTTTCGTTCATTATCGACATGCTTCCTATTTAAGAAATATTTAACAAAAGCGGGAAGTTTAGTGCCCACTTGAAAAACACGAAAATTAGAATAAAAAGCCTCTGGATTAGTTAATGCGTGACGGGCAACACGCTTAGGTTTAATTATCAAAGTGTTAGTTGGGGGGGATAAGTTAATATTATATTCCCCTGGGTGCACGCCCATAATGTATAGGGGGATACAAGATGGGCTCACTTTGGCAATTGGTTCGCAAATCTGCGCATAGACACAGCATCACATGCAGCGAAAGCAGTGTAGACAGCCGGTGCTGCAGATCGAGTGCTCAAGGATTCAACAATATTCATATTGACGGAATAATCCCGATTCACAGCCCTAACTGAACGCTCGACACTTAACTCAACTCCTTCCTTGTAGAAATCTTTAGGCGGATCATAAGAATTGAGTAAAGACGTCATGTCCAACTCCCTAAAATGAGCGGGAACAATTTCTCCTGGGATAAATCTCTTTAGAATGGGTGGCACGAGCGTTTGCTTGTTGACCTGAAAGTCAACGCGGTATATGCACGGATTGGCTCTAAGCGTGGTACTAATTTGTGAATGCCCACGTATGTCTGCGGGACGCACCGCGGCAGGCAAAGGGGTAATGATAAGACGGTTATGCTGATAAGGTTCATCAATGAGCCTTATCGCCAATTTCCGAATCAACAATACCAACAAATGCTTGACGAGAAAGCGTATCAGAAAAGCACGAGTGAGATCAAATAAGTATTTTAAGTACTGTCTTTGAAATCCTATCACAGTATAACCGTCAAATGAATATTGTAGAAAATCACGAACGGTGTAAAACGTTGTTGCAAAGTCGAACACATACGGTACGACACGCAACCATGGTAAAAACCCGCTAGTGGTGTCTTCATGTCGAACAGCTAAA